TCAATTTATCGTCAATCTCTGTTGGAAGCTCAATTGCGTGATAAAGAACTTTCCTTGGACTTGGCCGGTCCGAGGTTTGTTCTTGACCCTAACAATTGGGTTGGCCTGCTTCCCTTTGCATGCTCGTTTCTGTTCTTGACTGGAATGTTCTTTGGTTTCGGTCTGTTGAGCGTGTGGAGTGTTGTCGGCCTGTTCGCTCTTTGTGGCTCTGGTTACTATTTTAAACGTATGGATAAAATTGTGGTTCGCAAATGGAAGTTTCAATTTAAAGGTCGAAGATGGAAGAACCTGGTGAGACCGAAAGATGTGGACTGTGTTAACTATGACTTGCGTTCTGTCGAGTATAAACGATCGGAACTTATGAAAGCGAAAATACAGATATTTAAGGGTAGGGTGAGGTCTTATAATCTGAATGATTTGGATCGTTTTGGTGTACCTTGTCGTGAAAGGTGGAATAGTCCTCAAGAATGCTTTTGCTGCCCTGCTACCATCAATTATCTCCTAAACCATTATGGTTATGGGGAGGTTGACAGACTACTGTCTACTGGAAGAACGTTGCTTCGGAGACTCGGTTCATTTAACATACCTGCGGATGTTTTGAATCGGGTTTTAGATGATAGTGTTGCGATTGCGGCCGCTATTCGTAAGAGTAGAGACCACAAGAACAGCATTTATTCGTTTTTTCAGTAAAGCTCGAAGTCACGACTTACCCACTAGTCTTGGCTTCGGGCTATTGCCCGTGTTCTGTTCCCTTTGAACAATTGCCTGAATTTGCTGATGATGTCAAGTTCGTGTATAAAGAAAGAACAATGTTGCACAAAAATATTCCAGTTGCTCGTTCTCTGGGCCCACATGTTGTTAGTCAAGGATGCGATTTGGTTGAGCCGATTCACGCGCCAAATTGCGCTGATGGCTTTTATGCTGGTGCTAGACGGAGGGTTGGTCGTAAACTCCCAACCAAGAATAAAATGAAGTTGAAACAATTTAGAGATTTTGTTCTTTTGTTCGTCCAGAAACATTTTGATCCTCTACCTCCTGATACTGACTTTTCATTTGATACTTGGATCGATCAAACGAATTATCCAGAGAAGAGGAAAGAAAGACTCAGAGAAGTTCATGAATCTATGATAGTTAGTGGTTCTGACATTAAGTTGACCAACAAGGATAAAGTCGTTAAATGCTTTATAAAACGTGAAAACTACAACAAGTACAAACCCGCTCGTTGGATTATGGCTCGCAAAGATAATTCGAAAGTTGTACTTGGTCCTATCTTTAAAGCAGTTGAGAAGGTAGTTTTCAAGCACCCCAATTTTATAAAACATATTCCGGTTTCAGAGCGACCTCAATATATTTATGATCATTTGAATGTAGATGGGAAAATCCTTGTTACAGATTATACCTCTTTTGAGAGTCAGTTCTCCACAGATATTCTTAGTATAATTGAATTTCAGTTGTACAAAAGAATGTTGGAACACTTCCCTGAAAAGTTTAGGCTTCTCAGAGAAGTGCTTGGAGGTACTAATTTTCTTGCTAGTAAGTACTGTAATATGTACAT